TTCTACTACAGGTTCTTCTAGTTTTACTGGTTCTAGTTGTTCTTCTAGTTTTACTAGTTTTACTTCTACTACATTAGTAATAGGTAATTCAACAACTGGTTCTTTTGCTTCATCTTCATCAATGGGCAGTGTCCAAAACCGAGTGTGTCCTGATAGCCCCTCGAGTCTTGTTATTCTGGCAGTGGCGGGTGCATAGTTGGTATCGCCCAGATGATCCATCATGCTTGTTGCAATCTGTTGTTTACCCATTACAAGGAATGAGCCGCTAGCATTCACCACCGCTGACGAGCCGGGGTGTTCTTTTAATTGCCAGATGTTTTCGCCTGGGCTATTGAGGAAGCTATTCTCTGCAAAGAATGAAGACGTTACGTAGTATTCAGCCATATTTCCATATTGCTGTTTACCGACTCTTAAAAAATAACTGGATGAAACGTATGATCCAACCGCGTCGTATCTCTTCCGGCCGCATGAAACGTACCACGTTCTGCCATCGAAAATATCAGCTCCCGTTATTGGTAGCTCTAATAGTGGCGCCTCAGCGCCGAAACCAGGCCTGCAATAAAGCGTTACCTTTTCACCAGCTTTTTCTGCATAGACAGCGCGGGATGTAGGAGGGGACGCGACAACATTTAAGATTAGGTTATGATCGTTAGAAGAAGCAGTTGTCTGTAGTCGAAACAAGCTTTGTGGTGCGCGGATGTCTCTTGCCATTGGAAACTTTACCCTAGTTTCAATGGTCCAGCTTCCAGATGTCAAAAGTCCGTCTCTGGATACGTTTGAAAGAACATCACCACTTTCGTTAGTTACAAATGTTCCAGCTGGGTGCGGTAGGCCAGGTTCTTTTCTAGACGAAGATAGAAACACGCTTTGAAAAGCTGGAAACTCCGAATAAAAACCGGTTGGGCCAATGGTTGGGCTTGGAACAAAAGCTTGACTCCCGGAAAAGTCCAGTAAAGAAGAGATCTCTTTCGCTAATTCTCTTGCCGTACCAAGTCTTTGTGTTTCGGTCCCTCCATATTCCACGAACCTTAATATTCTGTCTGGATCTATTCCAGATGATCGAAATAACGATTTGATCGCATGCACGGTTCCTTTTGATGTTATCATCTCACGAACGTTTACTAATATTCTTCTCCATATTTCATTTTGAGCGAATTGTAGGCTTTGAGTAATTCTTCCATCAATAACCTCTTCACCAGAAAAGAATTGGTTCATCTTTGCATTTCTAAACATATTCGGTAATTCAAAGCCGTAATGCTTCGCAAGGTGAGGTAATAATTGGTCTGCTATTGATTCTTCATAATCATATTCAGCGAAAACTAAATTACTCACATGATCTAGCATAGCTTTTAAGACGTCAAATTCACGTGCCCAAAGAAATAATAATGAAGCTATTATTTGAGGTTGGCCAATTCTGGCGCCTCCGGGTGCGTCCATGGAAGGAGATACCGCGGAGATACCATCCATAAGCGTTCCATCCGGATTATCGGATATATCAAAGGCGGCGGCAGCTTCTTGCAGATAATGTGCAGGAATCAGATTCGTAATTAAATTTGGATTGTTCAAATCGTATTGAGAGGCTGTTAACAATAATTGGTTATTAAAATCTATTACTGCTGGATACGACGGAAATAATACAGGATGTTTTATGGATTCCTCAAAAAGCATAGGTGGCTGATTTTCAGAATCTATAATACGAATTTTATCATTAACGGTCCATCCAGATATCTTTGAATGTAAACTCTTTCCTGAGTGGTCTAGAACTACGTCGTTGTTTGAATAAGACCCAGTTGGTTCATTAAATCGAAATGATAATTTTAAATCAGGTCTGGCGAACAATGTTCTTTGCTCATAATAGTCTATATCAGACTTTTTTCTCACTGAAGAGAATGCACGAACAGTGTCTAGCGACCCGCTAAAGGTTTCTTTTGGTTCGAATGTAGAAGAACCGAGTATTATTTGAGAACCAGAACCTATGAAGAAGGGATTACCGGCAGTTGAAATTGTATCGAATTTAAATCGTGCTGAAGTTGCAACAGCTATAGACCCGCTAAGGATAGAAGCTCTGCGTTGATCTGGCGCTCTGTCGTAAACAAAGCTTAAGGAATGAAACTCGCCTTTCGGTAATGCATAAGAGGCAGAAATATATTGAGATCCACTAATCACTGCAAAGTTTAAAGACGCAGAAACTGGAGTATCACTTCCTGATATGAACGCAGCGTACCCGGCTCCGTCATCACTCATATGGTGGAATAAAAATTGGTTTTCATTACCTCCCGCTGTGCTTCCTAAAAGTAATTTACACTCTATAGAAAACGAACTATTGAGAGGGTTTAAGATTGTCTTTGCTGAACGAATCCTTGATAGTGCCGGAAACAATATTCCGGCCCGATCCTTTACTTCGATGTATTGATTCAAGCCGTCAATTCCTGTCACGTTAGAATCGAAAGTAAGATATCCAGTGTAGCTTGGGAAAGAATTCAAAACATAGTTTTCGAATCCGCTTAAGCCGTCTAAAAATTCTTCATATTCTTGATTTGTACCATCAAAGGGGAATTTGTTAACAACCTTCTCAAATGCTACATTAACATTGGACTCCGCTGAAGCAAAGAACGTGTGGTTTTCAAACTTCGAAAAGTCTAATGGTAATTGTTGTGTTGACTTAAGTGGGGATCCAGGGGGATCGTATCTAAACGAGCCTGTTGTAGATACAGGTGCTGACCCAGATAAAGACGAACGAGTTTGGTTTTTTAAAACACCGGAAGAATTCGTATAGCGTCTAATAACTCTCGGGGTAAATAGACGTTGATTCTCAAAAACCCGCTTTATCTTTGGACCCTTTGACATTATGTACTAACCCTAAACGAAATATTGTCTAACTCTATTACCTCTGATATTCCACGATCCTTTACTAAAAGATCAATTGTGTAATTACGATTTGTGGGTAAGCCAGCTGTTGTGAAATCAATATACATACCAGCAGAATCGGTGGAAAGAGCAGTAGAGTTTCTTTGGTCGTCAAAAGGTACCAATATTGTATTAGTTTCAATGTCTCTAATTCTATAATAAGCTTTATCTACTACTATTGTCTTTAACTCGCGCGGTAGCTTATAGGCAGTGCTGACGCGTTGTGCTTCCACATCTTCAATAAAAACCCTAATTTTAGTTCTTGAATATTGCTTATATTCGGGTTGCACATTCAGCGCAGAGAACAATAGCTTTCTGTTTACAAAAGAGCTAGCTTTCGTGGTTGACTTTTTCACCTTTAACGAGCCCGTAAAATATCCTACAGTTCTGTCAATTGATGACCAAATTTCTGTGAGCTCTAATTCATCAAGCGATTTCATGGTTTTGAAAAATGACGAATCGAATTGGTTTAAAGCGAATGAAGCTGAGTAAACCCCTGTGTCACCGACACCTGTTGCAGAACCAGTGTGTTGTGATGCAGTTATATATGTGTACCCTGCAGTAGCACCAGAGCCGCTAATTAATGTTAACAAAAGGCAATTTTGGCCGCGGAGCTGAGATAATGAAGACCCAGACCTAAAATTCGTTGCAGTACCACCGATTGTATTTTTCATGAATAGACTACTAGATTCATTAAACACAAAGTTTAAATGTGAATCAGTGATCGTATCATTCCATGTTAGCAGTATTCGAGGGACAAGTAATTTATTCTTTACATGTCTGGAAGCAAAACGTTTTGCGAACCTTGTCTTTGTATCTGTCTCGGAAGATCCAGAAAATGAAACTCTAAATCCATGGTTTGAAATAACGCTAGCCAAAGAGCATGATACTACTTTGGTCACATCTAATGATATTTTTCCTATGCCACTGTCGAAATATTGAGAAGAACCAAAGTCTATAATGGATGATCCTACTGCTCCGCTTAAGATAAAGTCTATGTTAGAATCGCCTAAATACCCGCCTTTACTTGAGCCAGATACACTCCATGTAACCGGAGCCCCAGAAGAATATGACGCTGTTATAAAGTTTGCAGCATCAACATCTGCGAAGCGCATAACATCTCTACCAGAGCCTTCAGAGAATACTTGGGCCAATGGATAAGAAACAACCCAGAAATCACGTGGGACTGGTGAACCTGTTTGGACTTCGAATAATTCAAGAACAGCCTTGAAACTAGAGTGTGTAAAATCTAAAGAAGAGCTGGCAAGAGTTTTAATCGTATCGTAATCGAACTTTACTAATAGCCTTGATATTTCATCAACGGAAGATGTAACTCTTGTCGATCCAGAAGTGTAGATTGATTCATCATAAAGCTTAAATAAATCTAGCGTACCTGCTCGGCCAACATTCGAGTCTGTTACTCTAAAACTATTGTCAATAATCTTATTAGTGATGTAAGTGTCTGAACTTGCTGTTACAATATAAAACATAGCGTTATTACCTTACCGAAACCTTTACGTCATAATCAGGATGTCTCAATTCAAAGATTGAACCTGGGGGTCCAATAACCATCTGCTGGTACGTATTGGCAGGTGGGTTAAATGAGATATCGCTATATTTTCTATCTTCTATTGTCCCAACCACATTTGAAACTTGAAGATCCACCAAAGATATGACACCCTCAGTGTTCAGCACTGTGTTTGTTATGTCTGATAAAGCTATCGGCATATCGATTTGAAAAAACTTGCTGTTTAATATCTTTGTTAACCTCTTTATACATACTTGCGCTACCTGCGTTTTGTTTGATTGCGGATGAGCTACAATTTCTAGATTAATTGCAAAATTAATAATACGAGCGTCTAGAATATCAAAGGCATCGCTTACTGCTCGAAATTCATTTAGATATTTGCGCAAATTCTTTTTGAGGGTGTCAGATGTCATTGTTAACTTTTTATCTTTATCTCTAGAAACAACAAATATTTGAGATGCTAATGAATTAACGGGGTTTGGTTGGATACCGACCCTATACACACGTCCAAACTTGTTAGGAAGTGTATAAATCCGAGATATTAGATCTTGCTTTGTGATTATTCTATTCTGGGCTTGACGTGTTGCAGGGATTTGTGCTCTTAGCTCCTCAAGCGTTGGGGCATTATCTCCACCAAGCGCCGGGTCTGCATTTAAGATGTCTATGGACGATCGAACGCTATTTGCCCCTGTTGCATCTGCTCTACTATCGAAAGTTAGATAAAGTGTATCGACAGTCTTGATCGTATTTGAACCAACATTATGATTTAACCCGCCGCCGTGGCGGTAAACAATCTGTAGGGTTGTATTTCTTGGAGCGATCCCCAATGTTTGCGTTTGTAATAATGAGCCTGGATCAATGGCAAACCTACTAAAAACTTTCTTGCCATATAGCGGTAATGCAAGGTCAGAAGGATCGGGTACAATATCATTGTCAAGCGTCTCTGCATCTCCGGCGCCAAACTGAAGCTTTGTCAACTTTGTGTTGTAGTCGTATATACTAACAAATCGATAGGGAGCAGGGATAATCTCAATATTGTTAGATACTTGGTCTGCATCCTCTGTCGTATTGAGTATGGCTTCGAATACTGTATCTTGTGTTAAATTGTCTACCTCATAATATACATTATCTTCGCTGTCTTTTACGCTTATTATCTCTGTAACATTTTCGGCTGACATTGTCAAAGTGCGAAAAGGTTTATGAACGTTTGGAATTTTAATAGATTCAGTTTTCTCTGCACCTGATAGACAGATGCCCATGCGACTAACAACATAGCTGGCGGGGATACCACTATCATTAGTTTCAACCAGAGTAGAATTATATAAGTAATTCCCTAGTAGATCTTTCTCAGTAAAATCTACATCTTCGACTAATGAAAATGGCACACCCTTCGAAGAAGCAAGCTTAGTACCTCTTCCTATCTTCGGAAGTAGTGTAGGTGTAGGTTCATATTCATCTCCAACGAGCTTGGCGGAAAGCTCAAAATAAAATGTTACTTCAGCAACGGCAGGAGCTGCACCTCTAACTTTTACACCAGCATTTCTTAAGTGCTTCTTAACATTCTTTGCCTCAATTGCAGTAGACCAATTTAACTCGTTAAATTGGTGATCTAAATAAAAGGACATAGAATCGCCTACAAACGCAGCCATATCCAATAACAGGCCACCCATGCTAGCTTCTGTAAAGTCTTTTATTTTATTAGGAAAATAAATCCTAGCGTGATTTAATAGTTCACTACGAAATGAACGAAAATCTTTTGCTAAATAATTCCGCTCGAATTCTTTTCTTAATTGCTTTTTTATATCATTTGCCATATTATCTAGCTCGCCGTGTAAATTATGATTTCCATAACCCTGTTACTTACCCGTAACTTAGGTATATCATATGTTATTCGTACGCCAACTTTTGCAACATTCTCGTTTGAAAAATGGTCCACAACAGCCTCGAATGTATTGGGAATTAAATAAGGCATATATTTTCCTGCTGCCCTACTAATTCGTGCGATTGCTTCGCTTTGACCGTCTTCACTCTGTAATTCAAAGGCTAACTCCATTAGGTTTGCGCCAAAGTCTGGAAAGCCTAAACGCTCGCCGTGATTTGTAAGTATTAAATTTCGAAAATTATCCGCGACCTGATCTGCCATCGAATAATTCATTTTAAGGAACTCTGTTCCTTCCTCTGACAGCGCTAGCGGTGTTTTTATCCCAAACGCAGTTTGATTCCGGGCGCTTACTTGCTCATTTCGAAATTTCTTTTTTTCTGCAGCAGACTCGCCGGCGGCTTTAAAGGAATATACTTTTCGATTGCTTATTGGTACTAATGCCATAGAACCTCCGAATGTTAATTATTAACTTCTGTAAATTCTCATCATTAGATAAAGTTTATTCCATTACCCATCGCCATGAGGATAGCCTGGAGGTTCATCATCTTCGTCTCGGTACCATCAACACGATAAACCTCGGTGCCAGTACCGGTATCGAAGTTGTCGCCATAATCCTTCAATGTTTCAATACCACCGTAAAACATAAGCTGCGGAACGATGTTAAACCCAAGCATCATATCAGATGACTCTAGATCATACGTTCCGAGTTGTCCAGTTCCCCCGACATAAGTGCTTGGGGTTAGTTCGGGTTTTCCAGTGGTGAGGATCCCTTCCGCAGATTTAGCTGCTGTGTTTGTGCCGAACGAATTAAGATCAGCTGTTAAGGAGATAACTTTATCATCGGGAAGCGCTACCTTAATAATCGCCCTGCGGACAAACTTTTCTACTGCTAATGCTATGTAAGCTGCTAAAATTTTACCGGGAGCCTCAGGATCTTCTGCTCCAGCAGCCATTCCGGATCGGCGGAATGCGTATGCTATCTCATCGAATAGCTGCATCCTTGCTATGCTTGGTAACACATCAGCCGCCGGCAAGGGCGGCTTTGTCACATCATCTTCAACCCCAGCATCGCTTATAGCAGTATCAGCAGTTGAATAAACCCCACCATCAAGTCCGGGATCCAGGCCCTGGAGTATAGGATCTAAGGTAGCGAAGACGGCATCGCCCATAGACGCAGCTGTATCAGATGCTTCTTTCAGGGCAGCAAATGCGTCTTGTGTTTCTTGGTCCCCCTCTGTTACAGTACCACTCCCAGTTATCGTCGGTAATGCGATCTCTGGAGGTTCTATAAAATCAAAAGGTGATGGAAGCTTCAGGAGTAGTGAGGGCGGAACCGGAGCCGGGGCTGCTAGTGCCAGTGCGGCTGCCTTGATTTCGTCAGCCGTAATTGCAGCTAAAGCATCTTCTAAGGCGCTTAGCTCGAGATCAGCGGCTTCGATTGCAAGCTGTTCTAACGCGGCGGTGGCGGCGAATCCTTGAAGTTGTGATGTAAGCCATGCTGATTCTTCCCCAGCGGTGTTCTGTGTTGTAGATGTTAATGTTCCTAATCCAACTGTACTTTTTTCTGACATCTTCTATTCTCCCCAAATTCTTGTTGACGCCAATTGGTCAAAGTCTTCTGTCCTGGTCTTATGAATCTTCAACATCGCCTGTAACTGTGTCGCGCCGGATGTTACTTGCGGGTTTGGTCCCCATAAGGGACATTGGTTTGTTTGTAACGTCTGACAAAATTGGTCTAATGACTCGTATAGCTGCGTAAACAATTTCTTTAGATCAGAAAACCTCACCCATGGCTCAGTACCGTCTGGGCCCATAGGTGAACCGCCATCTGATCGCGCGTAGGTCGATGTACGCTCTGATTGATCGGTTTTTGCCCTTCCCAATAATATCTGTTTTCCGCTAATCTGAACTGTGCCATCCGGCAATATGTATATCGCAGCCATATCATCGTCGGCGGCGCCCTCTTTAATCAGTCTAATACTACCATTTATCTCTGGTGCCCCGGAAACTGGATCACCATCCTCTTTTCTTCTAGCAATTAGACGAATCTCATCAGACTTTATAACAACGGCGGCTGGTAGCTCGATTGTGGACTCATCTTCTGCAGCTGCTATATTATCGTCTATCGCTGTTGGAATAGTCTCACCTGGGGTATCAATATGAAAGTTTTTATCAACTTGCGAGGCCATGGCGACATAAATCCGAGCGGCATCATTTTCCAAGTCAGGATCACCCTCTGTTGGAGAATCAAACCTGTTTATATCTGCAGTGTCATTGCCAACAGGGTTTTTGTTAGTTTCAGGATAGGGTGGCCGGCCGGCTTCTGGTGGAACATTTTCCACTGTTCTAGATGCCGTCAAAGCTGGGTCATCATCGGCAGCGCCACCTAATACCCTAAAGCTGTATCGGCCTCGGCCGGCGACGAGGTCTATTGCACCTGTGCTAATTTTCGCAGTCTTTACTGTATCAGGATCTTCCATCGTTGCATTCGACATCTCAGAACCATCTCCGTCTGTTCTAATCGCGTTACTTTCAGAATGTGTCCAGCCGCGGTCCTGGCCGAGACAGATCAATGCATTATTAGACCCCTGGATCACAAGATCACCTGGTCTTTTTGTAAATCGAGGAATCGGTTCAGGAATAAATGACATGTATGATAAAGATGCATTAACGACATCTTCATATGCTAGCTCTCCATTTAACGAATAAGCATCTTCGATTCCTGGACCATTGGGGAAACCAAATATTTCTGCCGGTTCCTCGACTTCTTCACCTTCGGCAGATTTAGCTTTGTCAGATGAACTTTTCTCGCCAGTTGTTCCAATAAACTTCCGGTCGCCGTGAGTGAAGTTAACTCCATCGATATGATCTGCTTCTGGAATTCTACACATCCAATATAGCACACCTGATGTAACATCCGGAGAGTCCGATATTAGCCACACTTGCTCTCCAGGCTTTACTGGAAATGCAAGGTGGGGTGGAAAGAACGGATAACAAAGGACACCAACAACTCCTTTTTCCTCTCCGGTCTCTTGATCTTTTTCTACTGTTGCACGCTTATCGGCTCCGGCCGTTACTGGGCGTGCGATCAAAGAATTTCTTGGAGCCGAGGCTAGTAATTCTGGCGTTGAGACAATAGATTGTAGCTCTGTAAATTCCTCTTCTGTGAATGCTGCTAAATCATACAAAACCTCTACGACTACGGCTCTTTGTAGAACTTGTGTTGGCCCAGCGGTTTGGGCCGCTTCTATTTCACCTGCTATACTTGAAACAGGATTGTTAATTTTTGATACAGCGTCTGTACCTGAACCTTTAGCCATCACTCATCCTGGATTTTTGAAAAGAGATCATCGGCGTCTATAGCGTTATGATCTGTTTCCGATTTTGATATCAAATCTGCCAACTTTAATAATTGCTCGTTTGACTTTCCCATTCGCTCTAGATACTTCGACAAAGTTGCACCTAGACTAACATGCTCGGCCGGAGTGTTTGTCATGCTTGTGTAAGCTTCAACAAATAAAATGTGCGCATTCTGTCGATCTGTTAATGCGTTCTCGTATATTTCTTTCCACAATATTCGTTTTTTTGCATCAGCATGCTTAATTTTTTTCAAGACTCCTTCGAAGTCTTTCATTTTTTTCTTTGTCTTTTCGAAATCTTGAAGCGAATTCTCAACATTCTTTGACATAGTCACCACCTAAAATAAATCAACTATTCTGGAATCATGAACAATATCCTTGTAATGCTTTCGTATTTTTGACATTGCAACCGATAATTGTTTGGACGTTAATCCAGATATCTCTCTTACATAAACGTAAATAGCACGCTTGTTTAAAAAGTCCAAATTATCAATATTTTGAAAAACCGTCCGAATTGCGCTAACACAGATCGTTTCATTTTCTTTTGATACTCGTTTCTCTATTTCATCTATAACCTTTATTATATTTCCTCTTAGCTCGCCGAGCTCTAATATTTCTTGTGGTGATGGTGCAACGCTACTATTTGCAACCTTGTGCTTGTCTCTTGATGACATCGTAGAGAGATCTGACATCGACACATGTCGTCGGTTTTCTTTCATAGCATTTCGACAGCGGATGATTAACCAATTTTTTGCAACCACGTTAAAGTATGAAAAAGCCTTTGTTCCTCGAGCTGGATCCCACTTATGAATAGTTTCATATAAGAAGGTAACACAATCAGACTTTAGAGAATGCAAGCCGTCGTATGGTGAATGAAACCCGTAAACGAAGATTAAACTTTCGGCCAATTGTTCAAATGCAGGTAATATTTCTTTCCTATATATTACTTCTTTCTTATCATGACCTTCTTCTTGCTGGTACTCTTCGATGGAAGCCTGTGTATCTTTGTTAAAATACATGTTCCTCTTCTTACCAG